ATGAGCCACGGCTGCAGCGTCAAAAGCGCCGGGTATGTCTTCCGGAACGGGCGATACGAGATCGACGAGATCCGGGATCTGCCAGCGATCACGTTCCGACAGCCCCCGCGAAACCTCGGCATGTTCCTGGCCCCCCCCAACCCCCTGATGCCCGGCATCGTCTGGGACGCGAAGGAGAAGCGCGTCCGGGCCTACCAGACTGTCGACGGCAGCCTGACGCTGCAGGAACTCAGGAACTTCGCGATCATCCGCGACCCCTCCACCCCCTTCCCCGCCGGGCGGGCCTACTGCCTCCCGGCCTACCCCGTCATCGGCGCTATCGACCACGCGAACAAGGCCGCCGACCAGCAGGTGCACCGGGTCGGCGCCCCACTCATCTTCCCCCAGATCACCGAGACGATCACGCAGGACCTCAAGGCATGGGGCGACAACTTCGTCAGCAAGTGGGGCAAGGATACCGGGTTTGTCATCCCGCCCGGTGTGGCGTTCCCTGACGTCAAGATCCGGGAGAACCAGACGGCCGCCGACCGGCTCAAGATGCTCGTCTCCTGGCTGGAGGTCTACTTCAATCCGACGACCGTCCTCCAGTCTGGCGCCGGCACTGTGATCGGGGCCTCGGATAGCGGCGCCATGCGCGTCTGGAACAACTTCATCGGTGGCACGCAGGCATGGATCGAGGAGCAGTATGAGGCGTTCCTGCAGCCGATCCTGACGGCGAACGGCTACGACGACCTGAACGTCCGCATCCAACTCAAGCGTCCGGAACTCGACCGGAGCACCGTCGTCACCGAACAACTCCGGGTCGGCATAGAGGGCAGGTCCCTGACGAGGGAGGACATCCGGCGCAACCTCACGGAGCTGGACCTCGGAGAACTCACCGACGAGATCCGGGCAGAACTCGACGCGACCTACCCTGCAGCGCCATCGATGGTCTTTGAGAACCTTGCCGGGTTCAGCTGGAAGGAAGGCCGCCCGATCTCCGCGGCCGAACGGAAGATCGCCGCCGCCAATCTCGCGAGCCTCCGGGCGATTGAGCGCATCCTGGAGATAGGAGAGTGATAGTATGTCAACTGAAATTGTGAAAGAAGAGTATGTGCGCATAGGGGTGAAGACAACCGTTTGTTGCCTCACTCTTCGGAACGGGTTTGAGATCACCGGCACCTCTGCGTGTGTGGATCCGGACGACTATGATCTGGAGGCGGGCAAGGGGTGGGCGAAGAAGGCCGCCCTCTCAAAATTAGATGAGTATGTGGGGGTACTCCGGCAGCAAAAAATGTACTGCCAGAGTCTGGAGGACGAGTAATGGCAAAATTCAGAAAGAAACCCGTAGTTATCGAAGCAGAGCGGTTGGTTGAGAGGATTGAGATCGAAACCCTTGAAGGCACGATGGTTGGAAACCCTGGCGACTGGCTGATAACTGGCGTCGCCGGCGAACAGTATCCTTGCAAGGACGATATTTTCCGTGCAACCTACGAGGAGGCAAAGTAATGGCCCGACTCGATTCTCACGATTGGGTTGAGATCCATCTCGGCGAACTCAAGATCGTCGACGGACGTGCGATAGTGCCGTTGACCTGGACCCTTACGGGCGCGTTCTACGCATTCCGCGATGCACTCATGTACAGTGTCCACAAATACGCTTCCTGCCTCGATTGGAGCGTGCTCGATGAGATAGAGTGCTGACATGCCGACCGACGAGCAGCGGAAACTCATCGAAGAGGTCCTCGCGGACCGGCAGGAGGCGATCGCCGCCGCTCTCATCGAAGAGGCCGAGGTCCTCGTCCCGGTCGCCGTGCAGTCCACGCTCGACGAACTCCGGCGCCGGACCGCCGACAAGTTCACCCGCCAGATCGTCGCCGGCATCACGAAGGAGCAGGTCGCCGCCTACCGGGCGCAGGTCGCGAAGGGCGGGACCGATATCATCGAGCGCGTGGTCAAAGACCTCGGCGACGGTCGCGCCTCCGTCACCACCCGGCGCACGTTCAGGCCCTGGCTCAGCGACATGGCCTCTCGGGACCAGGAGGAGATCCTCCGCATCATCGGCGAAGGGCAGCGCGGCGGGATGCATCCTCGCCAGATCGCCCGCGAACTCCGGGGCTACTTCGACGGCACGGAGCACAACGCCGTCACCGCAGCCCGGACGGAGGCGCAGAAGATCCGGACCGACGCCCGGGTCGCGACCTACCTGAAGACCGGCGTCCATTATTTCGAGTACATCGCCGTCGGCGACGACTCGACGCGACCGGAACACCTCGCCCGGGACGGCAAGATCTACCCGGTCGATAAGGCCCCCTGGCTCGGCGAACCGAACTGCCGGTGCACCCTCATCGACGCGGACTACCGCGTCGAGGAGGAAGCAGCCGCCGTGGAAGAATCTGACAGCATCACCCTAACACCAGAGGAGATTGAAGCATGACCCGCCCGCCAACACTCACCGATCGCCAGATCCAGATCGTCCGGGAGAACCTCGACCGGTTCCCGGCCGACATCCTGAAACTTCCAGAGTTCGCCGACGCCGACGTCACCCGGCACACGATCCGGAACTACCAGATTCGCCTCAAGAACGCGACCCTCCCTGACGACGAAGAAGACCTCCTCGTCCGTTTGAAACGATACATGGACCGGTATGGCCTCGAATCACAATTCCACGGCCCGCGAGGCGTCACGGGGTTTATCACTCACCTCGAAAAGCAGATCCATTTACGCGCGACTGAGCGGGACAATTCCGGAAATAACGCCGCATAATACGTAGAATACCCAAAAAAGGGCCACAATTTTTTATATATCGGATGCCTGCCAAGCATATTGTATGACTCGTGGAGATATTCCTCACACGAACGCTTTTGCAAACCTCCACGACGTCACGCTCCAACGCCTCGACGTGTACCACCGGAACAACGGGAGATACGTGTTCTACGACGCGAAGCACTTCGCGCCGACTGTAGATCGTTGGAACACTGTCCCGGTGGTCTACGTTGAGACGGGGCCGGGGGAGCCCGCAGAACATCCCCGGTTCGAGGACGTGGTTGCCAGCACTCTTCCCGCGAAGTTCCGCAAGGTTGGCGACGTATCAGTCGCCCGCCTGACGGAGACTGGTGAGAGGGTGCTCAAAGGGGCCATCGTGTTCTCGGACCCGGCGATTGCGGCCAAGGCGAACGCGGGCGAACTCTCGCTCTCCACCGGCCTTGCCTCCCCCGAGGCCCCCGACCCCCGGTTGCCTGGAGCAACCAGGATCGCCGGTCCGGTGACCCCGAACCACATCCTCGTGTTCGATCGCGGAGCGTGTCCGAACTGCTACCCGAACGACAGTGGAGCAATGTTCCACAACCTACGACAGGAGCCCAAAATGGACGACGAATCCAAAGGACTGCTCAAGACGATTGCCGACGCGCTCACCCGGCGCGAGCCGGCACCCGTACAGCACGTCAACCTGACCGAGTTCGAGAACCTGAAGAAGGAACTCGAAACAGCGAAAGCACAGACCGCAGAACTCGTGAACCTCAAGCAGGAACTTGAGACCCTCAAGGCCGAGAAGGCAACCGCCGAGAAGGACGCCAGGTGGACTACCATGAAGGCGAACCTCCCGGCAGGATGGCTCGGCGAGAAGGAGGGCTCGACCCGCAAGGAGTTCGAGGCCGACCCTGGCGCGTTCGCGCTCAAGGTGGTCGCGTTCAAGAACACGCAGCCGCAGGGGCAGCAGGCCGAGGGCACTGGCGTGACCGGAGGTTCCGGAGACGCGGAAAGCGCCGAGGAACAGAAGTTTGCAAACATGGCCGCAGAGGTCGCGAAGGCGACCGGGATCCAGTTTGTGTGAGGTGAGAAAGACATGGCATACGAAGCAGGAGAGTTCTTCCCCGGCGCCCGGGTGCAGAGAGTCACAGCAAGCGCAGATATCGCAAAGGGCGCCGTTGTCACGATCACCCCGGCCGCAGCATCTACCGCAGCGGCCTGTGCTGAAGACGGTGTCGGGCCGTTCGCGGTCGCGATCGAGGCCGTGGCGAACGGCAAGACCAGCCGCGTCGTCACGAAGGGCGAAGTCGCAGTTGACTGTTCCGGGAACTGTTACACCGGTGCGGTCGTGACGGGCAGCGGGGGGAAAGTCAAGGTGTGCGACACCGACCCGTCCGGGAACTACACCAAGCCGCTTGGTCGGATGACGGTCGGCGGCGCAGACACCGCCGTGGGCGTCGTCGACCTCGGAGGGTTCTGATATGGGAAACACAGGAATACTCGGTAAGGTCCAGATCGAAGGGAACTGGACGCAGAAACGCCTGATCCTCCCGGTGATCCAGGCAGCGCTCGAACGCACACAGCTTGCGTCGCCCGCTATCGGGCCGACGATGACCTACGCGAAACTCAAGGGCACGATCCCCCTCCTCGGCCCTGTCCCGGTCCAGTCGCAGCTCGACGAGTTCGAGCACGCGGTCGGCGGGGGCGGTAAACCGTCCGGGTTCGACATCGAGGTGCTCAAGGACCGCGTGGTCCTGTACGTTTCGGATGAGGCGGAGATCGAGAGTGATGTCGGGAACCCCATGAGTCTGCAGCAGCAGGCTGCAGCCGGCGCCCTGGCGGCGAACCTGAACAAACTCATCGCCGAGAGACTCGACACGACGCCGCAGACCTACAACACCACCGGCGACCTCGGGAACTGGGCCGCAGCCGGCGCCAAGCCCACGCTCGCCGTCGGCAAGATGGCTACAGCGATGGGCGTTCATCAGCCGACCGCGCTCGTGATGGGGACGCTCGCGGGTGCGTATTACGTCGATGCGGTCGGGGACAAGGTCGCGATCGCCAACCTCGCCGAATGGCGCGGTGCCACGTCCATCCACCCGACGCTCAACATCCCGGTCTTCATCAGCACTGACATCGACAAACTCGATGACACGAGCGGCAACCGGTTCGTCTTCGGTGTCTGCAACGCGACGCCCGGCGTCGTGACCGTGATCTCGAAGATCAAGGCGCGGCAGTACGACGACCCGAAGCTCGGCGCTCAGGTCTACCAGTACGACATCTGGCGTTCGCCGTTCTCGAACATCCAGCAGACGTCTGGCAACCTCAACCTCGGCGTGATGCGCGGTCTCATGAAGGAGAGCTAACCTCTCCTTTTCGGAGGCGACTCCCATGTCTGACTCGTTCGCGTCCCGGTTCATGACGCCGGAGGAGAAGCAGGCGATGGTCGCCCGCGACCCTCAATCAGCTCAGGCACTCCACAACGGGCCGCGGACCGGGTTCGCGCACAATTGTTACGCCGGCGGGCTCGGGATGTTCTTCCAGAAGACCATCAAGAACACGATCCTTGAGAAGTTCCTCGACCAGGCGTGGCAGGGGTTCCTGAAGTACCGGTGCGCCGGGAACAAGGCGGCCTATCGTGAGGCAAAGAAGAACCCAGATGCCGTCTTCCAGTACGACGACCACCTCCTCACGCTGCTCAACCGCGTCATGAAGGACTCGATCCGGGAGCACCACACCGACAACGACGCTGTCCGGAAACAGCAGCTCATGCGGCAGGCGACCGACATCACGCTCACGCTCCTGAACGAGGACATCTACTACCGCGCCCGGGCGAAACTGCACCTCCGGGACGTGTTCGCGGCGGTCGCCGAGCACCCGGAATACCTCGACCTCTCGCCAGCGGAGGCGGAGAACATCTGGAGGTGGAACGGGTGCAGCCCGTGATCGATCCCTGCCGCCCGGCGACGGCGCGGGCGTTTGAGGGGGCGACCGGGCTCCCGTATCCGGCCGGCATCTCGGCGATCACCGATCTGCTCTTCGGGGGTGACGAACCTGCCGACGAGCGGTAACGTCCTCGCTCTGGTTCCGATGCTGACGCCCTACACACCGACCTCGGTGCAGTTCGATTTGCTCTACCCCTACGCCCTGGAGGAGTTCCGGGACGACGACCCGGGGTGCAGCGAGACGGGGGCCGAGCGGGCGCTCGCCTACATGGTGGCGCACTACCTCGCCGGCGGGGAAGACCAGATCGGGTTCTCCGGCGAGAAGATCGACGACTACAGTTACACCGTCGCCGGGCCGGCAGCAACCTCGTCCCGGTGGTACGTGTTATACCGGCAGCAACTCGACCGGTGCCGCGACGCACGAGCAGTCCCAGCGAGTGCCCTCAGCGGCGTGCAGCACGCGGACGCGACCGGGCTCAAGGGCCTGCATCTCGACCAGAACCCCGTCGTGCGCGTGAGGGGGGGATTCTGATGAGTCTGCCTGAAGGGAGCGCGCTCGGCACGCTGACTGACCGCGAACTCCTCCTGATGGTCTACAGCAAGGTCGACACGATCGCCAAATCGCAGACCGATATCGAGTCTCGCGTCCGGGTCCTGGAAGCGCAGAGCAACCGGACCCTCGGCCTGATGGCGGCGACCGGGGGGGGTTCAGGAGCCGTCGCCGGCGGCATAGTCGCAGTGATTATGAAACTCCTAGGGGGGTTCGGATGAGCCTGGCGGGCCTTCTGAACCAGGAGGTGCGGATCAGGGCGCGGACCGGCACCACCTACACCGGCGATCCGGAGTACGCGGCAGCCGCTACCTATCCGGCCCGGATCTCCTACAAGCCGCGCCGGGTCTTC